GTGAAGCACAAAGTAGTTTCGCTGTTCGCGGGCGCGGGCGGCTTGGACCTTGGATTCTCGATGGCCGGAGGCTATGACCTGGTCTGGGCGAACGATAGTGATCCGGACGCTGTCTCGACCTATAGAGCCAATTTCGGCAATCATGCAGTTCTCGGCGATATTCGCGAGATCCCGTCGGAAGAAATTCCTGGCTGCGACGTCGTTCTGGGGGGCTTCCCATGCCAAGGATTCTCCCTTGCCAACACGGGCCGACGCGCAGACGACGCCCGCAACGTCTTGTATATGGAAATGCTGCGGGTCGTGGCCTCCAAGCGCCCCAAGGCTTTCGTAGCTGAGAATGTCAAAGGCCTGGTATTGATGGACAAAGGCGAGGTCCTCCGCAGGATCGTCGCGGACTTTGAAGAGCTCGGCTACGACGTTAAGTGGAAGGTTCTCAACGCAGCGGACTTCGGAGTTCCGCAGAGGCGAGAGCGCGTTTTTATCGTCGGCGTCCGTCAGGACCTCGAGGTTGACTTCGACTTTCCGTCCCCGACTCACGGTCGACGCCCGGACTCGGGGAAGTTGCCTTGGGTCTCGGTAGGTCACGCACTGAGAGACATCCCAGACCCAGACTCACAACACGACTTGACGAACCACACCTATTCGAAGTACAAACTGCGGTTCAACGGTTACATCGGACACCGCGCGATCGACCCCGACTTGCCCGCCCCCACAGTCACTGGGCGGGGCGACAACAAGGGTGGAGTTGTAGTGCTTCATCACCCGTCGAATGAACGGCGAATGTCGGTCCGCGAGCTCGCTGTCGTCCAGTCGTTCCCGGTCAACTTCGACTTTGACTGCAACCAGTCCGCCGCCTACCGCCTCATTGGCAACGCCGTCGCACCAAGCATGGGTCGCGCAGTCGCTGAATCACTTCAGCACGCTCTGAAGACGGCGAAGGTCACCACAGGTGATGATTGAGCCGACGCCGACGCTCCCCTTCGCGGACTACAAATGGAAGTGGGCTAGCCTCCAGCCAACTGAGAGCCTAAACAGACCCGAGTATTTTGTCGGCGTTCTCCGCGCACTTGCGAGCAATCAGGGTAGGCGCAAGAGTGATCCGAGGTTTACTGCGGACCTAAGGCGGATCGAGAAAGAGATCGATTTCGCGAAGGGTCCATCGCTGGCACGTGGAGCGAACGAACGCAACATCATCAGAAACGCCGGACAGTACTGGAAAGTTCTGGGAGTACTAGGGCCGGAGCTTCCAATTACCCTAACGCCTCTGGGAAAGCTTTATGCTGCGAGGGATATTAGTCTCCAGGAATTCGCCGTACACACTGTGCTCAACCTGAGGCTTCCTAGTTCGGTGTATCGGCCCGAAGAAGTTGCTGAATGGAAAGCTGCTGGGATTTCTTTTCGGCCATTGCTCTTGATCCTTCAGATCGTCGCCGCCCTCGCGGATATACCTGGGACAGACCTGTACATCTCCGAGTCTGAACTCGCTGATATAGTTCAGCCCCTGTCAGCAACAACAACGGATCCCTCGCGAATTGCGATGGCAATTGCCTACCACCGCGCCGGACTGCTGGACATCTCCTCCTGGCCGACAACGGTCTCCAAGTCGAACGATCGTCGCGTGTCCGCTGAGTTTCTCCTGTTCCTAGCAAGCCACAACCTCCTTCGTGAAGTGGAATCGCCTCCGTCGAATCAGAAGTACAAGCTGGCTTTCGCTCTGCCAGACGACATTCTTGAACTAGCTGACATCGATCCGGCTCGCCTCCTGGGTGATATCGGGATCGAGGAAGTTGCGGCAGAAATTAGCGTCCGAGTGGAACGTCGTCGTGTCTCGCGTGAAGTCTACGACCGGCCCGGTCAGAAAAAATTCCGCGACGATGTGCTCGACATTTCTCAACAACGTTGCCTTTTGACCGGTACTCAGTTGCCCGCGGTTCTTCAGGCGGCCCACATCAGACCGGTGGCATCGGACGGTTCAGACCTGGTTGGTAATGGCCTGTGCCTCCGATCCGATGTTCACACGCTGTTTGACTCCAATAGAATCCGCATTCGACCGGATGGAGAGATGTCTTATTCGGGGGAGGTGCTTAGGGATCCCTCCTACTCGGACCTGCCCGGAAACGTCATCTTGCCCCAGCACGTCAACAAAGCCGAGGTTCATTGGCGTTGGTCCTTTGTGTAGTTGGTGACGCAGCCCCGCGCGTAGGCTTCGGGCGGGTATTCGGTGACGGGCTCGGCGGTCATGCCTTATTGAAAGCCGGCGTTTGCAATTACTTTCGATCCCACACCGTGTAAACACTCGTAGGCCCCCAGTAACTTACTGAGGGCCTACGAGCAGAGGCCGCACCGATCTCGCGGAGGGCGCCTTACGCTTCGAGCATTTGCTCGCCGCAGTGAGGGCAAATCGGGGCGCCGTACTCGGCGAGCCACTGGCGGGTGAGGCGGACCTTGTAGCCGGAGCCCTCGGGGCACTCGACCTTCATCATGCGGGTGGTCTGCTTCTTCGGGCCGTCGGCGCCTTCGCCGGGGCTTACGAGCGCCGCATGCGGGTACTCGCCGAGCTCGGCGGCGACCGCTTCGAGCTCGACCTTCAGTGCGTCGCCGGCCACGGTAGCGGTCATCTTGCCGGTGAGGCCGAGGGCCTTGGCGATCTTGGCGAAGCGTCCCTTGTGGCCGCTCTGGCAGTCGTCGATAGCGTGAATGAGCTCGTGGGCCAGGACGTCCAAGACGCGCACGGCGTCGTCCAGGACCGGGCTGATGAACAGCTGGGAGACGGAGTCGGCGGCGACCTTCGTCGACCAGCACTGACCGATCACGGAGTTCTTCCGGCCGTTGCCACCGGGCCAGCCGACGGAGACGCGGACGGCGGGGATGGTCTCGGCGGTGAGAGCAGAGAAGAGCGGGCGAAGGGCCTCGACGGCGGCTACGAGCCATTCCTCGCGGGTGGTGAACTTGGCGGTCATTTTGGGGCTTCCTTCCCTCGGGTGGTTGTCCTTGCCTTGTGTAAACAGCCTAAGTCACGCAAGGAGTCTTGCGCAAGTCGTGACACGGAAAGGCCCCCGACAGTTTTGCCGAGGGTCTTTCGTGAGTGGTGGTGTGTGAGGCGACTTACGCGACGGCGAGAGCTTGACGCATCTTGCCGAGTGCAGAGGACCGCCGGCGCTGGACCGTAGGGCGGGTCATGCCGAGCTTGTGGCCGATTTCTGCGTCGGCGACGGGATCGCCGTAAGTCTCGAAGCCGTAGGCCAGGCGGCATACGCGCTCTTCGGTGTCGTCGACGGCGTCGAAGGCAGCGGCCACGAGGAGGGCGTCTTCTTCGGCGGCCGAGTTGTCCCAGATCGGGCGGGCGTCAATATCGCGGGAGCCCTCGGCGGACTGGCCGCCCTTTGTGGCCGATCCGTGTTCGTCGTCAGCGCCGGTCAGGCCGTCGTAGGAGTCGACGTCGCGGACGGCCGAGAGGACCGAGAAGAACGTCTCCCGGCTCATTTCGTACTTTGGAGCCAGGGCGGCGGCCTCGTAGACGTTGTCGTTGGCCTTGCGGAGGATCGAGTAGAACCGGGTGAGGGTCCGCTGGGGGACCGTGAAGGCGATTGTCCCGTTCAGCTGAGATACGGCGTGCCAGAGGTGCTGAGATACGATTGCGGCGAGCCGATCGTGAGCTTCAGGGTCGAAGGCGTGGATCGCTTCGTAGAGGCCGGTCACGGCCAGCGAGCGGAGCTCTTCCTTCTGGTCGACCGTGGCGTTGGCGCCGCCAGCGTTGCGGAAGCGGCCGACCGTTTTGTTCAGTGTGTGAGCGTATGCGTAGAGCAGGGCGACAGTGGCCTCGGAGTCGCCAGCCTTGGCGGCAGCGATAGCCTCGCGCTCGGCCTCGGCGGAGTCGAAACGGCGTTCGATGTTGCGGTCGAAGATGTCGGAGAGAGCCTTGTCGAGGGCCATTTTTGGGCATCCTTTCGTGAGGCGTTTTACGCCATATCTGTATTGACCGATATAGATTTTTTGAATCGGTGGCATCAAGGTTAGAAGGCGCAAAACGCCTCACGCAAGTTAGGGCGAAGCTCGTTATCCATTTGTTATACGTGAGGCGTTTTGCGTGGAGGTCCGGGTTACTCTCCGTTCCAGCGGGCTACCGCTGCCTCGACGTTTACACGCGCCTGCCGTAGCTCGACGGCGTAGCGGGCGAGGGCTTCCTCCGCTGCGCTTACGGCATCCCTGACGGCCAAACGCCGGGGGTCGAGGACAATGTCGCCGGTCGGGTCGCCGTGGCCGCCCGAGGCCCGCTGTGTGGTGTCCTCGCGGGGCTGAGGAACCGGGGAGCGTTCCCACTGGACTTCGTCGGCGACGCCGAGGGCCAGGGCCAGCCGGAGGGACTCTTCGGCGACGGTGCGGACGGTGTCGGCGAGGTTGATATTGCTCATTTCGTGGTGGTCCTTTCGGAGTAGGTGAGGAGGTCGCCGGCGACGCGGTTAGCGCGTTCGTCGTCGAGGGGTAGGTCGTAGCCGGTCGAGCTCGTGAAGTTCCGGAAGGCGTCCCGGTGATAGGCGACGCTCTCGGAGATTTTGGGGTGCTCGGACTGAAGGCGGATTAGCTCCTGAGCCCATGCGTCGTAGGTCGCGTCGGGGATCAGGGAGGAGTCGAGCCTGTAGTAGAGGATCGAGTGAACCAGGACTTGACGCCGCCGCCTCTCGATCAGGGAGGCGACGACGTCGGGAGCGCTCACCAGATGCCCGCCATAGGGTCGGCGCCGTAGGCGGCTCCCCAGTTGCGGCCGGTCACTTCGCCGGTCGAGCTCAGCGGCACGCCGTAGAACATGCCGGACATGATCCGGCCGATTTCGGCAGCCACTTCGTCGGCGACGTCTGCCGGTGCCTGAGCGAGGAGTTCGTCGTGGATAGGCAAGAGCAGGTAGTCGCCGAGGCCGGCGTCGAAGAGGTCCACGATCGCCTGAGCGAGAATGTCGCGCGCGGTCGACTGGATCACGTAATTGGTCGCGGAGTAGAGCCGGTCGCGGTCGAGCGGAAGGTGACGGCCGCTGACCGTGATTACTTCCTTCTTGCCGAACTCGGCGCGGCTCTGGAGCTTTTTCGAGTAGCGCTTGATTTCCGGATAGACGCGGTCATACTCGGCGATCGCGTGCTTGACGCCGTCCATAGGGGCGCCGGTCTGCCGTGCCAGGGTTTCGGCGCCGCCACCGTAGACCTTGCCGAAGCCGGTTCCCTTCATGAGCTTGCGGTGGAACTTTGTGTAGTTCGGCCCGTAGACAAGCTCGGCGGTGTAGCCGTGAAGGTCGACGCCCGTCTCGATCGCGTGCTTCATGGCCTTCACGTCGGCGAGGGCCGCGAGCACTCGTAGCTCGATCTGGTCGTAGTCGGAACTAATCATGACGTGGCCGGGGTCGGCGACGACGGCCCGCCTGATCTTGAAGTCGCCGGAGGGCAACTGTTGGAGCGGGGGCCGGGAGACGGACATTCGAGCTGTGCGGGCTTGAAGGCCGTTGATCGAGGCGTGGAGCCGGTCGTCAGGGTCGCGGTAGTCGAGGAAAGCGTCGACATAGGAGGTCTGCCACTTGCTCGCCCGCTTGGCTCTCATGACGGCGTCGGCGAGCGGGTTCGGATCGCGGGCTTCGATCCGCTCCCATTCCCGGTCGAGGTCGGCCAGGGTGGAGAGAACGGCCTTGTCGACCTTCCACTTGCCGCCGTCGGTTTTCTCGGTGAGGGTTTCGCCCATGCCGAGGAGCGCGTCGGCGACTTGGTCGGTCGAGTTTATGTTCTCCACGCCGTAGCGCTTGGCGACCAGGGCGTAGTCCTCGTGCTCCTTCTGGAGGTCGAGCCGCAGCTGGTGAATGTAGGCGACGTCGAGCTTCATGCCTTTGCGTTGCATGACGCAGAGGAGGCCCTGAAGGTGATGCTCGAACTTCGAGAGCGGGTTCAGACCTAGATCCTTGATCGTCGGCGCGAGCTCGTAGAAGAGCCGCGTCACAAGGATTACGTCAAGGCCGGCGTAGCGGACGTAGAGCTCGTGGTCGATCTTGATGTTGGCGAAGCCGTAGGAAACGTGCGGGCGCTTGCCGCTCTTGCGAACGTGGGCGTCGACGGTCTCCTTCGAGACGGTCTTCTTCCAGTCGGCGTAGAGCTTGGAGAAGATCGAGGAAAGGCCCTCTTCGGTGTCCGGCGCCGTGTCGTCGACGTAGATTTCCGAGAGCTCCTTCAGCCTGAGGCCGGCGCCGCCTTCGGACTTCATGCGGGGGTCGAGAAGGTGGGCGAAGATTTTCGTGTCAAAGACGCGATCCGCGAGCTCCTCGATCTTCACGCCGAGGGTCCGGTCGATCACCTGAAGGTCGAAGGCGGCGTTGTGGACGACGAAATGCCGGTTTTGCCGGAGGGCCTCACAGATCACGTCGGCGAAGAGGTCCACGCGGAGTACCCACGCCTCGCGGCCGTTGCCGATCTGCACGAGGCGGCACTCGAAGCCGTCTTCGTAGATTCCGAGGCCGGTGGTTTCCGTGTCGAGGCCGAGGACTTTGTCGCCCTGAGCCAGGAAGTCACGGAAGCCCGCGAGCTCCGAACGCCGCTCCGGGAAATAGATGGTGCAAGCATCGCCCGCGATCGTGTGATTGAGGATGAGCAAGGGTTCCCTCCTTCGAGGTCGTGTAAACGGGGGATAGTGGCCGGGGGCGGCTTTGCACCGCCGACGATTTCGGGTCGCCCTGATTTGTCCCGGCCTTGGCGCCCCTCCCTCCGGAGTCCAGTCACGAGGGGAGGGGCGGTCGGTCAGCTAGACCCGGTCGCAGGGGTCGGGAGCCCCGCGCCAGTGAACGAGGTTGCACGTTCCGCAGACGTACTCGCGCTCGTCGAGTTCGAGGTCTACGTCGTCTTCGAGGTCGATCACGTTTTCTCCCTAGATGATTGAGTCGAGGTCGGCGCCGGAAATGGGGCGGACCGTTTTGGGTTCAGTAGAAGAGGGAGCCAGGGGGGCCTCTTCTGCTCGATCGGATTTCTCGGGCTCGGCGTGGTCGGGGACCGCGTCGGTGCGCCGCGCTCGCCGGATGCCGTCGAAGGCAACGCCGTTCATGGTTTTGCGCTTCGTCAGACCACGCTCTTCAAGGGCGCCGAAGAAGGTTCGCCGGGTCCAGCGCTCCTTACCGGGGAGGTTCTCTTCGTCGGCCCACTTCAGGTACTCGTCGAAGAGCACCTTGCCTTCAACGCGGCCGGCCTCGGAGTCCTGCACGAAGACGCCGGGGAGGAAGCCCGCGAGGGCGTCGGAGGTTTCCCGGTATTCCTTCGTCGAGCTCCGGATAATGTCCGGGTCTTGGAGGCCGCCCTTGTACCACTCTTGGGCGCCGCGGACGGCCCATGCGAAGATGCCTTCGGCCTCGGCGAGAAGCTTGTCGCTGAGCCGGTGGTCGCGCTCCTCAGGCTTGAAGTAGCGCTCCCAGGGGATCAGCTTCACTCGCCGCCAGAGCCCTTCGTCCTGCCCCTTGAAGCTCGGCTTGAAGTTGGTAGCCAGGTTGAGGAGGAACTGAGGCCGGAACTCGAAGAACTCCTTACGCATGAACCGGGCGGCGATCAGGTCGCGGCCGGTGACGCGCTTCAGGACCGACTCGGCCATAGGCCGCCCCTGCTCACCTTCGGCGGCCATGACCAACCGGGCGCCCTTCAGGGCCGCGAGGTCGTTCGGAATGCCGCCGCTCGCTCGATCCTCGAAGGTCGAGAAGGGCGTCGTGGTGGTGAGCTCGCGGAAGACTTCCGTCAGCGTGTCCGTGTAAACGCTCTTGCCGTTGGCGCCGGTTCCCCAGAGGACCGCGAAGCACTGCTCGGTCGTGTGGCCGGTGATGCCGTATCCCACGAGGCGCCGCATATAGGCAGGGAGGTCCGGATACGCCGGGAATACTTCGTCGAGGAAGGCTTCCCAGCGCGGGGCGCGGGCGTTCGGGTCGTAGTCCAGGTCGACGCGGCGGGTCAGCAGAAGCGCCGGGTCGTGGGGCCGGAGCTCGCCCGTCCGCAGGTCCACGACGCCGTTCCGGCACGCGAGGAGGTCTGCGTGCTTGTCGAAGTCGCCCACGGAGGCCGGGACGCCTTGGACCGCCTGAAGCTCGCGGAGCATGGCGTCGAGTCCTCGCGTGGTCTGGGCGTGCTTGGAGTAGGCGCGGAGACGTCCGGCGCGTGCCTTGTCGTCCTTCGTGGCGCCGTCCAGCTGGGCCAGCTCGCTCGCGTCGTTGGCGAGGTCTTTCAGCAAGTCGGCGACGGTCTGGGCATGGGTCCGGATCGCCTGACGGTCGTCCTTCCTCCAGACGCCTTCCTCCAGCAGGTAGAAGCCGACCTCCTCGGTGTAGCGGACGCCGGAGCCGAGCGACTCTACGAAGTCGCGGAGGTAGCGGGCGCCGCCGAGGTCCGTGAGGCTGTAGCGGTCTTCGTCCCATGCCAGCAGGGCGGCCGAGCGGCTCTTGACCGTTTCGGCCTCGGCAATGGCACGGATCGCCTCGGCGTAGAAGCGGGAGGGGTTGGCGGCCCGCCAGTCGGTAAGGTCCATCCCGTCGGGCAGGTCGAGCACCTTCACGCGGAGGTCGTGGCCGGTGAGCGCCTCGGCCAAAGTGACGGAAAACCGCCGCCCCGCCGGGTCGCCGTCTCCGGCAATGACCGCCTCGCGGCCGTCCAGCATGGCGACCAGTTCGGCGACGACGGCCGGATTCGAGGAAAGGCCGGCGCCGCGGATTCCGATGGTGTCGAAGCCGAGGGCCGAGGAGGCCGTGAGCGCGTCGCCGGGGCCCTCGGTAATCAGGACTTCGTCAAAGCCAGCAGAGCCGGGGAAGTAGCCGACCTTGGCCCATGAGGCGCCGTCGGGGCTCTTGGGGCCGAGCCAGCGAACGGCGGCGTCCCTAGCCAGGGCGCGGGCTTGGAAGCCGCGAGCGACGCCGTCGCGATCGCGGAAGGGGACCACGAGGCGAGGACCGCCGCCGAGGTCGTCAGCGAAGCCGAGCCCGATACGCTTGGCGTCCTCGGCCGTGACGCCGAAGCGGTCGGCGGCGTACTGGAAGGCGGCCTCGGCGTTCGAGTCCATCATGAGGATTTTGGCCGCGTAGCCGTCTAGCTTCACGGCGAGGGCGGCGACGTCGGCGGGGGAGGCCGGGACGTCCTGGGACGTTGCGCGGGCGGTGAAGTCGACCTCTCCGGCCGTCATCGTCGCGAGGTCGCGCATGGTCAGCCCGAGGGCCTCGACCACCTTGGGGGTTTCGCAACCGGCGCGGCACCGGAGGAGCACCTTGCCCGCGTCGCTCACGGTCAGCCGGAGGCTCTGCTTCGAGTCGTTGTGTGCGGGGCAGTGAACGAGGTAGCCGTCGGGCGTGGTTTCGACGTCGTCGAGCTTGGCGATTAGGTCAGCGAGGGTCACGTGGGCCTCCTTCGGAGAGGGGAATGTTGGTTCAGAAGAAGAGGGAGCCAGCCGGGAGCGTCTTGCTCAGACCGGGGGCAGAAGTCAGTTATATTTGTGGGCGTCATAACGAAACGCGCTACGCGAGCTATTGGCCGCGTGTGGGGGAGGCAGCATGAAATGCACGATGTAGAAGCACCGCAACGGCCCGCCGAGCACGAGGAGGGGACGTTCATCCTTCTCCCAGTGATCGGCGAGCCTGACGCACAAATGGCGGTGTTCAGCGACGGCTCGTATTCCCGGTGGCTACCGAAAACGACCGGTCAGGCGTGGAGCTTGGGAATAAGCACTTTTGCGAGCCTCGGGCTCATGGATGTGCTCAATGCCGTGCCGTGGCTCTAGCCCTTAGGAAAGGGCCTCTCGGTGTCTTCGGCGGTTCCAGAAGCGTGGACCTCGAAGGCGGCCGGGTCAGAAGCCCTCAGGCCGGCCTCAGCGCTACGAAGCCGTAGTAGGAGGCGGGCGAAAGTCGCAACATTCATAACCGCGTAGGCGTCGCCGATCGAGCGGCGCGGACGTTTCACAAAAGCCACCGCGTAGGGCTCCCCTGCGTGGTGCTTTTGTTTTTCGGCGCCGTCCAGGCCGAGGCGGATCGCCTCCTCCCAGGACTTGTACGCCTTGGCCTGAATGATGAACGGCGAGACGCCGTGGACGTCGCCGGAGTCTTTGAAGCCCTCTTGCGCGACGCGGCGCGGGGCGAGGCCGTACCGTCCGCCGAAGTAGGAGGCCAGGGCCTTTACGATCAGCGTCTCGAAGGCCGTCCCTTTGGACTTGGCGGCGCTCATTCGCTGGCGGCCTCCTTCCAGCGCTCGATGAAGAGGTCGAGGAGGTCAGGCCGGAAGCCCGTCCATTCGTCGCCGTAGGAGGTCATGACGACGGGGGCCTGAGTGTAGCCAAGGGCCTTGATGTGCTCGGCGTGGGCTTCGTTCTCGGGGAGCGTCACGTCGATTTCGCGGAAGGTCACGCCCGCCTTCCTTAGCGTGGACTTCGTCGGGCGGCACTGGACACAGCCGGGGGTCGTGTAAACGGTGATTTCTGGCATTAGATACCTCCTCGGGTAACGGTGTTCAGGTAGGCGGGGACGTCCTGCTTCTGCGCCTTGACCGAGGCGGCCAGGTGCCAGCGTTCGTCGACGGTCATTACGGCCTTCTCGCGGAGCGTCGGCTCGAACTCGGCGTAGTGGTGGGCGCAGAAGTAGAGCGGGAGGAGGCCCTCGCGGGAGACGGAGAGCATGACGGCGACATAGGCGCGGGAGGTGATCCCGCAACGGTCGCAACGGTCGGCGGCCGTGAGGGTCGCGGGCGGGAGGTTCGACTTCTTCACGAGGACTTTGGTCGGCTCGCTCGGGGCGGCTTCTACGGGGATTTTCACGAGGGGCTCCTTCCAGAGGTAAAAGGGAAAGCCCCGCTCCAGCCGGTGAGGGCCAGAGCGGGGCGGGGGTGCTACTTCTCAGCCAGGGCGCCGAGGATGAAGGCGCCGAGGAAGATCAGGCCGACCTCAGTCCAGAAGTCGAGGTCGACCGGGCCGAAGGCGACGATTGCGGCCCACACGAGGCCGGCAATGAGGCCCATTACGCGGCGCCCTTGATCTTCAGGACCGGCTTCGTGTAGCTCACGGTCTGACCGGCGCGGGGGCCATTCTTGGCAACGAAGGAGACTTCTTCGAGCTTCAGGGCTGCCTTGACCTTGCCGGTGTCGGAGTCGGCGGCGTAGTCGGCGAGCTCGCCCTCGACGTCGTTGTAGGCCAGGTCGGAGGCCATGCTCCACGAGCCGGTCTGGAACTTGAAGATGCCGAGCTCTTCGTCTTCAGCGAGCCGGAAGTAGACCTCGATCTGAGGCTCGGCGCCGATGCCGTCGCGGGCCTTGGCCTTGCGTTCCTGAAAGCTCAGGTGGGCGTCGGGGTCCGGGCCTACCTTGTCTTCCGGATAGTCGATGGTCTGACCGTCGCCGGACTGGATCAGCTTGCCCGAGCGGGACCAGAGGACCATCTTCTGACGGAGCGCCTTGGAGCCTTCCAGGATGATGTCGATTTCCTTCGAGGCGGTGAAGACTTCGAGGTTGTCCTCGCCCTTGGCGTCCCATTCCTGAGGCTGGTCGCCGCCGAAGAGCTCGTAGACGGCGTCGGCAACCTCGGGGTCGCCGGTCGTGATCCGCCATTCACTCAGGGCGGCGGGGCGGCCGTTCAGCTGGTGGCCGGAGCGGAAGCGGCCTACGACGTCGTCAGCGAAGCGCTGGCGCGGCTTCTGGGCGGTTTCGGGGTTGTCTCCAAAGATTTTCAGTGCCATTGCGTTAGTCGCCTTTCGTAATGCGTTTGTAAGTTCGGCGGGCCGTCGGCCCTTGTCGTGGTGACATGTAGAGAGGGAGCCATGAGGCCCTGATCTGCTCACGAGCTCGTCGAAAACTTTCAGGGCCTCATGGGAGGCGCTTTACGCGGCCGTCAGCGGCTTAGCGACGCCGGCGGGGCGCAGAATACGGGGGCCAGGGGTCGAGCCCGTCCCAGCCTCGATTACGGCCTTCTGCCGGAAGTGGGCGACGCCGAGGACTTCGGCGATCTTGCCGGAGCGCCGGGTGCCCATGAAGGGGAGAATCTGGCGCATGATTTCCGCGGCCTTCTCGCCGGAGAGCTCCGTGTGCCACGTCGGCTTAGCCGGGGCGGGATGGAGCGAGAGGCGGATTTTCGCGTCCATGAGAGAGGCGGCGCGTCCTACTACGTCACGGTCGGTCATGGCGAGGCGGATACGCGGGTACTTGCCCCGGTGGGCGTCGAAGGTGCCTTCGCCTTCGAGGAGTCCGGCGAGCCAGAGGAGGTCGTCGCGGTTTCCGTGGATCATTCGTGGGTTCCTTCCTGAAGAGTTGGACCGTCAGCCAGCCAGAGCGGCAGGGGACGGGCAGGGAGGCCAGCGGCGCGAGCCAGGGCTCGCTCGGCGAGGGCTCCCTTGGAGTGGCGCCAGCCGTCGAGGAGGGCGACGCCGTCGGAGGCGAGCAGGAGCTCGGCGTCACGCCGGAGGGCGGCCAGCAGGTGCTCGCGTGTAAACAGTTCGGCCGGGGCGTCGGGGTCGAAGCCCTCGGCGAGGTCGGTTTCAGCCGGGGAGATCACGTCGAAGCCCGCCGAACGGAGCGCCGAAGCGCCCCGCTCGAAGGCGTCGAAGTTCCAGCGGGGGTATCCCGTCATGGGGCCGGCGAGGTAAAGCCTCACTCGGCCGTCTTGCGGGCGCGGGGAGCGCGGCGCTTGGGGCCGGTCACTTCCGCGTCAGCAGGTCCGGAGAAGACCTCGCGGCCGACGATGGTCGACTTGATTTCCTTCTCGTAGCGGAAGACCTCGCGAAGGTGGAGGAAGACGTCGAAGAGCTCTTCGTCGCACCGGACGGGGACCAGCTTCCAGCCCTCGGGCCGGACGTGGAGCACGGCGCCACCGTCAGCCTGAGGCATGGGAATACGCCCGCCGTCGTTCCGGATGATCGAGTCGGCGAAGCGGTAGGCGGCCAGCTGGATTCCGACCTCTTCGTGAATGCCGGAGCGGGTCGTCTTGTTGTCCATCCAGAGGCGCTCGCCGCCGATGGTGGCGAAGGCGTCGAAGGAACCGGCGTACTCGTGCTTGTCACTCCACACGGTTTCTTCCATGAAGTGATACTCGGGCTTGGCGACGGTCAGGAACTCGTCGAAGTGCCGCACGAAGGGTTCGAGATCCGGATGGACGCGGCCGAGCGCTTCGCCCTTTGCCATGCGCTCGAAGAGGTCGTGCGCAGCGGTGCCCGTGTCGGCGGCCTTGCGCGTGTTGCGATCCGGCGCCTTCTTCAGGTGGTCGACGGCGGCCGAGGGGTCGTTCAAGACCATGCTCACGATTACGCCGAGCTCGTCGACGGCGGTCTGGGCGACTTCCTTAGCGGCCCAATAGCGGAGGAACTCCTTGGGGAGCATTCCGATGATGGAGGTTACGCCAGGAACCTTGATCTTGCCGTCGTCAGGGTTCACGTAGAAGCGGGCGCCGCCTCGCTTGATGGTATTTACCTTGGGTGTCGTCACGGCGGACGCTCCTCTCACTGTCGGGATGGGGACAGTAAGAGAGGGAGCCAGGGGCTGCCGGGTTGCTCAGGGCGGGGCCGGGGAAATTGAGGCATGACGTTATGACGAAAAAAACGTCATTCTGTATCCAGTGCTAAGAGAGAGAACTCTTATACATAGATGCAGAATGACGTTTCATTCGTCATTTCGTCATGGGGAGCGTCAGGAGGCGAGCTCCTCGGCGCGGGTCGCTACCCGGCGCAACGCCTCCCGCGCCGCCTTGCGGTCCTTGGCGGGCAGCTTGGCGAGCGAGTCGACGTTTACACGCGCCAGGGCCCGCTCGGTCAGAGTGCAGAGCTGGAGAATCTCCTCGACGCTTGCGAGCTCGGCGCCGCCGCCGAAGATGTTCAGGGTGCCGGAGGACCGCTCGCGCTTCTCGACGGAGCGTTCGCGGGGGCTCTCCTTGCGGAGGCCGAGCTCGTCGACCTCCTCCTCGCTGAGGCGGTCACGGAGGAGGTTGCCGGAGTGGTAGCGGATCGCGGCCTGAAGGCTGGTGACTTCGTCGCCGGGGACGTGGGCGGCGCTCATGACCTCGCGGACCCAGGTCCGGTAGGCGTAGGTGCGACCGAGCCAGTCCGGCTCACCCTCGCGGGTGAAGAAGTGAGCGCGGGCGTCGATGAAACGCCGGGCCGTCTCGCGGAGAAGCGCGGTGCGCTCGTTGTCCGAGGATGTGAGGGACTGGCTGATAGCCTCGATCGCGGCCTTCTGAATGTCAGGAAGAGAGGCGGGGGAGGCAGTCGTGTTGTTCATAGTGGTCAGCCTACTAGCGCGTAGCGCCTTTCGCTAGTCTGCCTTGTAACGCAAAAAGCCCCGGCCCTCCCACCTGGGGAAGACCGGGGCTGATTGCGTTACTTGCGTGAGGCGTAGATGAAAGTCATATCTCGGGCCACGGCGCCGGCGAGATATTCAAGCTCGTCCTGAGTGCCATTGTTCGGGACTCGAAGGTGCTCGCGGTAGTCGTCCATTGCCCGCTCGGAGGCGTGGGTGTCGCCGTCCTGAGGCAGGTCGCGGACGATCCGCACGAGGTAGCCGGTCGCGTTTCGGATTGCGTCGGCTTCGTTCGGATAGCGGACGTCGGTCACGACGACGGGGGTTCCGTTGGCGCGGAGAGCGTCGATCCGCTGGAAGGCCGTCCTGATCCAGAATTGGTCATCCAGCGACCGGATGGACTCTGTCCCGAACCGCTGGAGGGTCCGGCGAACCTCGGGGATCAAGTCCTTGGCCTTCTCCCAGCCGAGGGACTCGACGACGTCCGAGAGGCGCCACTCGCGGACGCGGGTCACGCCTTCGTCGAGAAGCGGGAAGGTGCCGACGATCGGATCGAGGGCGAGGGCGGCCTCACGGAGCGGGTCGGCCAGGGCGACTCGGGCGTAACCGTGGTCGCGGACCAGCTTGGCGGCGAAGGTGTCCTTGCCGACGCGCTTCTTACCGATCAGGCCGATTAGAGGGGCGGGAGTGGTCATTTTCGGGGCTCCTTTGGGTTGGTTGGAGTGGACACTCGGAGAGGGAGCCAGGACCGGCAGGTTTGCTCAGTTCGGCGAGAAATTGCCGGAAACGACGAAAAGCCCCTCCCTCAGGCAGAGGAAGGGGCGTTTTCGGAAGGATCGTGCCGGTTAGCCGACGGGGCCGGACTTCAGCGGCTCGGGGAGCTTGGGGTCGTCGACCGGCGTTACCTTGCCGCGAGTCCAGACCACCAGGGCGGCGGTGCCGATCAGGTCGACGGCGCCAGCGATCGCGTGCTCGGCGTCGGAGTCGATCGGCAGGGCGCCGACGACGATCAGGGCGTGGAGGAGGGCGGTCACGGCGGCAACGATCGCGCCACGGATCACGAGGGGTTCACGGTTCATTCAGGGCACCTATCGGGAGAGAATCTGCTGGAGTAGGGGAGCGGCGGCAATGGCGAGGCCGGCGGCCGAGGCGACGGTCGTCCAGAGGGCGCGGGGCGATACCGTCGGGGTGTTTTCGAGGGCGCGGAGGCGCGTCTCGTGGTCGCTGAGTTCGCGGCCATGCACGGCCAGGTCGGCGCCGTGCTGAGCCAGGGCGACGTCGACCTTGCCCTCTAGGCGTGTAAACGCAATGAGAAGGTCGGCCTCGGCCTTTGTGGGGCTAATTTCCGGAGGGGTGGGCATAGTAGATGTGAGCTCCATTTCTGGGAAAGTCAGCGGCGTCGTAGAGCGCCCGGTGAAAGGCGCCCTACGCGACGGGGCGGGTCAGGTCCAAGTGCCGGTGTGCTTCATGATCGAGACGGTCGTGTCATTGCGGCGCGAGTTCGACTGGACAATGACGCCTCGGATGTAGCTACCTGCCGTGAGGTATCGGGTGAAGGTGCCTGTCGTCTCCCATGAGGCGCCGTCCGTGAAGCTGGAGGCGTAGGTCTGCCCTGAGCCGTTCTTCAGGAGCAGCGCGGCGCGGCCAGGGGAGCCGTTCGGGAGGGACATGAAAGTGACCGAGTAGAGCCCATTTTCCAGAATGTTGATTGCACCAGAGAGGGCGCCAGCCGAGCTCGCAAACGTGTTGTTCCACGTCTTCGAGTTGTCCTGAGTGAGCGGCCCGACGTCCCAGTTCACGAGCCCGCCAGCAATGTCAAAGGAAGCGTTGAACTCGGCGTAGGCGAAGGGCAGGGTCCACTTGGAGCCGTCCCAGCGCTCGATCGCGTCCATAGTCGGCAGGGAGACGTCGAGGCGGCGGATCGACACACCGACTGCCAACGCTCCCGGCGTGATTTCGTCTCGTTCGGTCTTGTTGCGGACGGGGATCGGGGCGCCGCGGAGGGCCGTGTAGCGCCATACCTGAGTGATCGTGACCTGAGCCCCGTTGGTTGCGGTCGCCCCGCTGTTCACGAGGGCCTCGGCGAGGACGTAAGCCCCGGCCGGAAGGCTCGCGTAGGGCTTCGTCGGCGTGCCGGTAGAGGCGGTGCCCTGAAGGACAGCGAGGACGGCCGTATTGGTCGCGTCGCCTTTGTCGAGGTCGTTCTGCTTGACGTAGATCAGGTCGTAGCGCGAGCCGGTGCCGGGGGCCGCCGTAGTGGCGACGTTGGTCGTGCCGGTGAGGGTGAACATGTAGACGCCCTCATTTGTCGCCCGGTTCAGGACGGGCGTGATCGCGGCGACGTTGTAGCTCATGTTCGCCGTGCCGGTTACGGGCGTCGCGTTGCGCTGGTCGAGAAGGCCCTGACGGGGAACGCCTGGGGAGTTCTCAGCCACGAGAGAGCCCAGCACGAGGCGGCCTTCGATCGGGGTCGTGCCGACGGCGCCGTTATTGCGGACAAAGAGGCCACGGTTGGCGGTCATTCAATTACTCCTTCTGGAGGGAGGATTTCGTAAGAGACGGGGGCGGGCGGGAACTCTGGCGCCGCGCTTGCCTGACGGCGGCGGTCGAGGCCGGCTCGGCTCGGCCGGGTGTACTTCGGGAGCTTCGTGTTGAAGGCGGCCTCCAAGGCGGCGATCCGCTCGTTCTGCTCCTTGACGACGTCGAGGAGTGCCACGGAGAGGAGGTCGTAGCGGATACCGTCGATCCGCCCCTCGTACCACTGGACGATTTCGGGGACGTGCTCGGCGACCTGCTCAGCGATCAGGCCGTACTCGCCCTTGGCGCCAGGGATCAGGTTGGGCGGGCCGATCAGGCGCTCGCCCGTCTCGGGGTCTTCCGGATACACGAGCTGGTCGTTACGGTCGTAGATCACCGGCTGAAGCGCGAGGACGTCGGAGGCGTCGGAGTCGTGGCGCCTGATGTTGTTCTTGTATCGGGCCGAGGAGGTATTCCGGCCGAACTGGTTCCCGGCGCCATTCCCTACCCATACGGCGTAGAAGCTCGTGCCGGGGACGTTTTGGTTGTACGCCTGCCACGAGCCCTGAGCGAGGCTTGCTTCAGGGACGACGCCGGAAATATCGCCGCCGTTGTGGCCGTGGCCGGAGGGCGGGTAGCTGGCGGGCTTGTTCGAGATGTTGCCCCAGTCGACATTGCCGCCGCCGACCTGAACCCAAGAGCCGTTGTACTTGACCTCGACGCCGTAGGAGCCGGGTTTTGAGTTGGTCAGCGGGCCGAAGCGGGCCACGGCGTTGCCTCCGGCGTCGTAGGCGACTACGGCGCCGTCGGTGGTGTTGATCGAGACGCGGGTGCCGCCGTCGGCGTCCAGCACGCGGAGGCCGTCGCCTCCCGAGATTGAGGCGTTACGCAAGGTAGCGCCGCGCTCCAGGGAGGCGACTTGGCCCTCCAGCTTCGTGATCTTCTGCATGAGGGCGGCCAGCGGGTCGGATTCGACCGAGCGGCGGGGGATGCCGTCTAGTTCCATTTAGAGCCTCCCTTGCATTGGTGCGACTGTGAGCTTGACTGTTTCGGTGTGGTCGCCGTCGACGGCCATGATGCGGACCCGGTAGACGCCGGGCTCGATCATGGGGTGGCCGGGGCCCACGTTGATCTGAGCCCACTCGCCCGGTAGGTACTGGCCGAGGCCGGGGCGTTGATCGGCGCGGACCTGAAGGCTCCATTGGTCCCAAGGGGCCAGCGAGTCGGCGAGGAGCCGGTCGGCGACGGCGTCGAGAATGTGCTGATCCTCGACGTCCTTGGAAGCAATGTCGGTTTCGGTCCAAGGGAAGCCCGCATTTACGAGGCGAAGGTCGGTGGACCATGCGAGCTTCATGTTGCGTTCCTGCCCGTTGCCGGGAACCCAAGCGCGGGCGGCCATGCCCGTAGCGTCGCGCTTGACGCCGAGCTTGACGACGCCGGACTCGGCTACGGCGGTATCCCAGAGCCAGTCGGGGCCGGACTGGACTAGGAGCGGCTGGGCGTCGGTGCCGGTTTCCATTACCCACTCGACGATCGTTGGATCGTCGGCCTTGAAGCGGGGCCGGAACCTAATGTCAGGCCCGTTCTGGACTTCAGTCAGTTGCCGGAGGCGCTCGCCGATGTTGCCGAGGTCGTAGCCCTGATAGTTCCGTTCGTTGGTTCCGGACTCGATCGCGGGGAGGACGATGTTTAGCGACCCGGCGTTCGAGCCGTCGGGGCGTGTAAACGGGTTGTCCTGAATGCTGATCCGCACGAGCTCGCGGGCGATCGAGCCGAGCGAGAGGTTGCGGAGCTTGATTTCGACGGAGTTCGGCGGTCCCCAGTTGTACCGCCACCAGTTAGCGAGCCAGTCCTGAGCCGTCATGGCGACGGACGGGGCATTACCGGGGAGCACCTTGCGGGTGTCGAAGACGGACCAGAGGCCGGAGGCCGTGAGCGCGAGCTCTTCCCGCTCGGCGTCGTAGTCCTGAGTCCAGATCGGCCCGCATTCGAGAATCTGCCCGTTGTAGGCGATTCCGAGGCTTTGCCGGAGCGCCATAGTCGCTAGGCGGACCTCGATGTTCCGCAGCTCCTCGGAGTTGACCTTCAGCGAGGCTTGGATCGGGCCAGGGCCGTTTAGGCGCATGCCCCACGAGACTTTAGACGGGGGGAAGAAGGCCGAGATTTCCCCGGTGACGGTGTTGCATAGGAACGCCTGATAGCCGACGTTTTCTACCACCATGCGGGCCTCATTTCTAGGGTCATTTGAGCGCCGGTGTTGCCGGGTGACTCGAAGAGATAGGTGTTACGGGTCCGGCCGGGGACGCGGGTCCACTCGCGGCGGGTCAGGTAGCCCGAGCGGTCGGCGTAGCCGTCCAGCAGCACGGAGCCGTCGCCGGCGTTGATTACGAGGCGCTGGCCCTCGAGGACCGGCTCGGAGTAGATCAGGCGGGCGCCTGTCGAGACTTCCGTGATGGTGAAGCCAGGGGCGTAGCCGGTGATCGTAAAGACCGGAGCCGCGTCAGCTGTGCCGACGTTTTCCAACGTGGCCGTACCGGGGGAGCCAGCGGCGCCGAAGTCGAGGACTCCGGCCGTACCGGTCGACGCGACGGGCGGGGTCGTGCCAAGGTAGGCGTCTCCGGCCCATCCGCGCTCGCCGCCGACGGTCGTGCCGCCGATAACGTTCTCGGCGTAGAAGTAGGCCGAGTTCGCCGGGGCGACGGCAGAGTGTGTAAACGTCTGCCACGAGTTCAGCGTCGAGAAGGCCGTTACCGGGCCAGCGGAGGAGCCGATTTCGGTGCCGGAGGAGTTGAAGAACCGGAGCGTAATCTTGCCGTCGAAGCCCGCCGTGTCCACGCCCATATCGACGCTTGCGTAGGCCGTTTGACCGGGGGTGATCGGGACCAGGCCGGGGCCGACTGACGTAGGCGTGCCGGTAGAGGTTCCGGTCGTGCCCATGTTGCGGCCGTACCAGAGGTAGGAGCCGGTGCCAGACTTCGTGACGACGATCGCCGGGCGACCGTTGATGATTTCGTAGGTTCGGACGTAGGCGCCGGAGGTTCCCCAGCCGTTGCCGTCATACGGTGCCGCGTTGTTTGCGAGGTTGCCGGGTGACGTGTGGACGTAGCCGCCCGATCCGAAGAGGTCGAAGGCGAGGCCGCCGCCCGGTGCCGCCGCGAGGGTCGACGCCGTGAGCGGGAGGCCGTACTTGCGCGGGTCAGGAGCAACCATGTCGATCATGAAGAAAATGTCGAGGTTGCCGTCCCAGTTGACCGTAGGGGTGCCTTGGATAAAGACCGTCGCCTCGCGGTAGCCGAGGTCGGCGTCGTTCACGATGAACTTGCCCGCCGTGCCGTCGGCCAGGGCCGCCGCCAGCGTGTCGGTCATGCGGGCCGCGTCGCCTCGGTTTCCCGTGAAGATATGGCCGCCGAGGGTGATTACGCGCTGATCGCGCCAGCCGCGCTCCGAGAAGGAACCGTGCGCCCAAAGGCGAGCGGTCCCTTCCCGGCGCGTGCCAGCGGGGGAAAACCAGCCGTCAAGGTGGGTGAGCACCTGATTGGTTCCCGGCTGGAGCTCCAGCATTTCGCCGGTCGTCAGCGTCAGGGACGCCGCCGTGGTGGTGAAGGTTTCGAGAGCCATTAGCGCCCAACTCCTGCCCTAAGTAGCTTCCTAGCCGCGAGCTCGGCGTAAGCCTCCTCGGACATAGGAACGTTGAAGTGGTTTTCCTGATGGATAGGTGCCTGGGCGCCTCCGTTGCCCCGCGTAGCCGCGTCCACGAGAGCGCCCTGAATGCCTCCGGCCTGAACGTCCGGGCCGATGATGGAAGCCCCGGCCGGGATCGAAGCGAGGGCCGCGACCGAGCGCTCGACGTCGTGGTGCATATCCTGAATACCGAGGATCAGACCCTCGCCGATGTTCACGCCGAAGCCGCGGAATACGCGGGACGGGGAGTGAATACCGAGTAGGTCTTTGAAGACGCCCACGATCGGGCCAGGGACCAGAGAGAGGATCGCGCGGCCGATAGCGCCCATCATTGAGCCGATGCCGTTCACGAGGCCCTGAATGATGTTCTGGCCGATGCCGAAGAGGGCTGAGCCGGCGTTCCACATGGCGCCGGTAATGCGCCCGATCAGGCCGCCGAAGAAGCCGAGCACCTGCCCGATTCCGCCAGAGACGCCGGAGACGATCGAGTTCCAAGCGCCACCGAGGAAGCCGACGATGCCGTTCCAGACGGAGCCCCAGACGCCGGAGATTGCCCCGAGCACGCCGCTGATTACGGAGAGCACGACGCGGATCGCGCCGCCGATTAGGGCCGTGATCGTGTTCCAGATGCCCGCCACGATGTTTTGGATGCCGGACCAGACGCTCGACCAGTTGCCGGTGATGATGCCGGTCACGACTTGGATCACGCCCTGAGCGATCTGCATGGCATTCCGGATCACGTCGGCTACCACGCTGAAGACCGTCACGACGACGGGGAGGAGCGCGGAAATGACCGGGATCAGGAGCCCCGCGATCATCTGCACCAGCGGGCCGACCGCGCTCACTACGTTCCCGAAGATCGAGACAAGCGGAGGCATGACCGAAGTCACCAAGTTGGTAATGACCGGGGCCAGCTGAGCCATGAGAGTCGTCGCCAGCGGGACTACCGCCGTGAGGACGTTCATGATGATCGGGACAAGGAGTGTAAACGCGTTGCCGAAGGTGAAGATCATGGACGTTATGGCGGGCATGATCGCGACGAAGACGCCGGACAGGGTCTGCACGAAGGTCGACACGAGCGGGACGATCTGAGCCAGGGCCACGGTCAGCGTCCCAGCGATTCCGACGCCTAGCTGCATGATCGCGCCGAGGAGGACCGGGAGGACCGGCTCCAGCGAGCGGAAGAGGAGGCTCAGCGGGGAGAGCTGGGACGCTACGAGGAGCGCTACCTGTCCGAGAGGCTGGAGGGCGTCCCAGATAGGCCGGAGCGCGTTAGCTACCTGCTCGAAGACTCCGGCGAGGCCGGAGCTTGTCACGTCGCCGTCGTTGGCCTTCCACGCCGCGCCGAAGGCTCGGACGGCGCCGATCAGCGGCTCGAAGGCGCCACTGAGGCCGCCCTGCCCGAGCATGTTTGCCCATCCCTGGAGGGTTGGCATGACGTTGGTATTGATCCATCCGAAGGTCGACGTCAGGACCGGGAGGAAGGCCGTGCCGATTGCGGCGGTGATGTTGCCCCAGCCGGCCTTCATTCGTTCCAGCTGGCCCGCGTAGGTCGCGGACTCCTTGGCGAAGTTGCCGTGCGCGTCGGCGGTCTGCTTCGTGATGAGCGAGAGGATCGCGGCCTTCTTCGCCGTGTCCGTGTACTCACCGCCGACCTTCTGGGCGCCCATAGCGGCGGCCTCGGCCTCGATCGCGGCGGCGTTCAGGGTCACGCCGTACCGCTCGATCGGGTCCATTTCGCCCTTCAGGGCCGAGGAAAGGGCCTCGACGGCGTCGGACGTGGTCCCGCCAAACATGGAGGCCATATCGGCGCCGAGGGTAATCAGGTCGTTGGTCTTCCCGGCGAGCTCCTCCATAGGGATGCCCGCGTTCTTCAGCTGGGAGCCGATCAGCGTGCCGAGGGTGTTGTACTGATTCGCCGTCAGGCCGACGGACATAGCGGCCTGATCGGACCACGCGAGCATCTGGGAGGAGGAGCCCTTGAAGACCGTCTCAATAGCCCCGATGCTCTGCTCCAGGTCGCCAGCGGCCGAGATAGCGCCCTTGACGAAGCCGCCTATCGCGCCGACCGACGCGAAAGCCAGGGCGGGAGCTACGAGGCTCTTGAAAGCGCCAGCGAAGGCGCCGCCGGACTTCTCGCCGCCGTCCCGGCCGGCGCTCTCCATAGGGGCCGTGACCTCACCCCGAAGCGCGGTAGCGAAGCCCCTCGCGGAGGGCAGGACGGTAAGGGTTGCGTACCCGACATTTGACACGAGGGGGCCTCCTTAGGTGTCGGTGGTTCCTAGGCGCTCTCGCTGGGCCTCCAGTGCTGCGCGGAGCGTCGAGTAGCGGGTGGACTTGTTCGCCGCCTCCGGCTTCGGCCGTGCGGGATGCGGGTTGCCGGTGAAGGCGTGGTACAGATCGGAGAGGAGGTATGCGTGGACGTCCCAGCCCGCTTCGGTCTTGCTCAGTTGCCGGGCGCACGCCGACTCTGGCGGGAGGTGGTGAATGAGGACCGAGAGGCGCCGGATCGAGAGCTCGCCGCGCCAGTAGTCCGCGAAGTCGACGCCGTAGAAGCGCTGAAGGTCGGCCTCTACGACGTCGGACATTTCACGGAGAAGGGCGGCGAGCGGGATCAGTTTCCCGCGATACCGAGGGCCTTCTGGAGGTCCATAACGAAGGCGTCGACGTCGCCGACCTTGGGCTTCGTGGCCTTGAAAGCGGCGTACTGCTTATCGCCGAGGATCAGCCGGAGGAAGGTTGCGATCTTGCCGGCCTCGAAAGCTTCGATTGCCTCGAAGTCCCATTCGGAAGACGGATCGAGGAGGAAGTCGACGCCTCGGGCGGTGAAGGGGATTTTTTCGCCGAGTGCTTCAGCAGCGGCGGCGGACTTGGGTGCGGACATGGGAGCTCCTTAGCGTGGGTTGGAGGAAGTCAGGGGGTGCGTGGGAGGGTATGTAGACGGGGGAGTCGCCCCACGCGAGCGGCTCCCCCGATAGGTGCCTTACGGGGCGGCCGGGTCGTCCTCGATGGTCGTGTAGAGGGTGCCGTCGGACTCGGGGAAGACGACGACGGTGATCTCGTAGACCGTGGGATCGGTTTCGGATTCCTTGATTTCGGCGACGTTGGTCACTTCGGCGTGCTTGGCGAAGCGGCGCTTGATCTTGGCGCCGTCACGGACCTCGAAGCCGACCGAGAAGCGGGTTCCGGCAACCGGGGCCTTGATCTTCGCCGTGCGGACTCCACCGGTGACCGTGCGGGTCGAGCCAGGGTTGATAAGGGCGAACGTAGTGTCGTTGTCTTCCAGCGCTACGAACTTGAAGGTTCGCTTGTGCTTGGAGTTGGTCCGGCGATAAAGCAGACCGCCCCAGGCGTAGTGCTCGGTCGAGTCGCCCTCGCGGGCTTCGGTGATCCCGTTCTCGCCGTCCAGAAGACCGACGGCCTTCCAGTCGGCGGCCCATGCGGTGATGATGTCGGCGGGTCCGTCGGTGTTCTCGGGGGCAATGTAGACGTCAGCGCCGAGCCACAGAGCGGTATTTTCAGCGTTGCCAGCCATTCAGCACGCTCCTTTTCTTTAGGTCAGTTGGCGGGGCCGCAGCCGCGCCGTGATGGTGAAAAATGAGAGCGGGAGGCCCGTCTCTGGATCGCCCGTCGGGATCGGCCCGGTAACGGACGTGGACCCCCGCACGTCGGCGGAAGACGCCGAGAGGAGGAGGGCCTCGCATAGTGCGGCGAGAGCCTCGCCGAGTCCTTCGTCGCGGTGGTAGACCAGCACGCGGACGGTTGCCCGCCCGTCGAGCCGGGAGTCGCGGAACTTGCCGTCGGAGCGGACTTGTATGTACGGGAGCTTCCGTGAGGCGTCGTCGCCGGTCAGCCCCTTGGTCGACACGACGGCGCCTCTTGCGTAAGGCTCCGTGCGCGAGGCCAGGAGCGTTCGCAGGAGGTCGCGGACGGCCAGCTGAGCGTCTGGGAAGGCGATAGGTGTGTTCATGCCGCTACCTGCCCTGACGCTTCACCTGAAGGCCCACGGAGGAAGCCGCCTTCACGAGGGGCCCTCGCTTGGCTTCGACTGCCATTCCGGCGACGTGGGCGAGGGTTATGTCGACGGCTGGCCGGGAGCCCTTCAGCCTTCCGCCTGAGGCAATGCGGGAGCGCTTGACGACGGGGATCGGTTTGCCGGAGGCGGTGGGACTCCCGACGGCCGAGGCGACCGCCGAGCCGAGCACCTCGACTTCCGCCTTGACGGCGGCCGAGGCCAGGATTTCGCCGATTCCGGCGCTGTCGAGGCGGATTTTTGGCGCGGCCATTCGGCCTCCTTTCAGCCGGAGGAGCGGGATAGGGTTGCGGTCGTGTAAACGCGGGAGGCGAGGCCGTGGCGGACGGTCGGAGCGCCGTATACACGCCATACCTCGCCGGCGATTTCGACGCGGTCGTTTTCGGTCAGATCGGCAGCGCCGGGGACAAAGAGGGCCTTCTCGCCACGGATCACGCGGCGGACGGTGCCCTCGGTTTCCTCGGCGCGGACGTCCTGCACTGTCGCGCCGATCAGCCGGACGCGCTCGGGGGCGTCCCAGGACTCGACGGTGTCGCCGTAGGAGTCGACGCCCGCTACCGCTCGTAGCCGGTAGACGGCGGGGACTACGCGGTAGGAGGTAAGTAGCACCGGAGTTCCTCCTCAGCGATCAGGGGGAAGAGGTCGCTCTCGGGGTCGACGGGGACGCCGTCCAGAGCGGCCGGGACAGAGTAGGTTGCGGCGGCCTCGGTGGGCATTTCGGGTCCTCCTAGCGGCTCAGCGGGTCGAAGTAGGCGCTAGGGGTCCGGATCGTGCCGACGAAGCCTCCGGAGCGGCCGGTAGCGGCTCGCTTGATCTGGGCAACCTCGCGGGCCGTGAGGTAGACGCCGGAGGTATCGGTGAGGCCGACCGAGTGCTCGCCGAGCGACTCCTGATTCATGCCTCGGGGATTCTCGAACTCGCGACGGGCGGCCTTCAGGACCACGAGGGCGACCACCTTGGGGGCGTCGGTTTCCCACGCCCCCGCCTTCGGGGCGGGGACTTCGGCGAGGGCCAGGGTCGCGGCGTCGTCGAGGGCGGCGGTAGCTCGGGCGAGCTCCTCGCCTTCCAGCGAGCCCGTCGGGAGCCCCAGACGCGCCTCCAGCGAGCTAACCGGAGGAGGGAGGGGTGAAGGCAAAGGGAAACTCCTTTCAGGGGCTCAGAGGGCCGTGGAGCGCCTCGGGTGAAGCGCCCCACGGTCTTCCTTGGGCTTAGGCCGGCTCAGCGTCCGAGATGCTCATGCGCAGAGCGGCGCCACCGGGAACCTCGACCACCGAGGCGGTCTTTGCGGTGTGGTCGCGCTCGATCTTGTAGAGCGGCATTGCGGCCACGCCCGCGAAGGTGCTGACCATAGAGCGGTCGATGGTCTTCGTCACGTCGTAGTCGCGGAGGTAGCGCAGGGAGTAGCCACCCCCGCTGATGGACTGGCCGAAGGAGGCGCCAGCCGGGACGATCGGTGCCCGAACTGCCAGGGTGAAGGCGTCGCGGTGGAAGGCCACGATTTCGCCGTCGTCGACTCGGGTCGACTCGACGATGTTGAAGCCCCGAACCTTGCCCACGTTCGCGTCGCGGAGAGCGGCGGTAGAGCCGGACTCGGAGGCGTCGGTGATCGCCTTGGCGTCCAGCAGGGCCGCGTAGACGTCTGTTCCTACGACGACGTTCAGGTTGGTGGCCGGGACGCCGCGCTTGCGGAGCTCCTTGCGGATCGCGGTGAAGGTCTTCACCGGGTCGGCGTCGCTCCACTTGATAGAGGTATCCAGGGTGATCGACTTCAGGGCCTTGGCGACTTCGTCCTCGACGGACTCCACGACGGCGTCGACCTGAGGCGCGAGAACCTGCTTCGAGAAGTCTTCGAGGTTCAGGGTCAGGTCGCCCTCGGAGAGGCCGACGGCGTTGTAGATGTGCTCGCCGAGGGATACCGGAACGGTCGTCTCGGTCAGGGAGTCGAGCACGATGTTGGTCGTCACGTCGTCGATGCCGCGAGAGCGGGCGATCAGCGCGGACGGGACGCGGACGTTCACGGTGCGGCCCTTGCCGCCGCCTCCCAGCAGGTCATTCTCGAAGTTGCGGTTGACCAGGGCGCCGAGGAAGGAGTCCTGAGTCGCCATTGCCACGGCGACCTTGGCGACCTGTTCGGCGGTGTAGAAGGTGTTAGCCATTAGAGGGTGTTCCTTTCAGAGGATGGTTTACTGACGGGCCGCGAGTGCGATCGCCGTCGGGTCAAAGGGGGTGGAGTCGTCGCCGCCGTGTCCGGGGGTCAGGTTGGGGGTTGGCTTAGCCGGGAGCTCCGGCGCGTCGGGCTTCTGCTCGCCGTCCTTCTGCTCGCCTTCGGCCGGTTCCTTCGGCTTGCCGATCGCGGCGAGCCGTTCAGCCTTGGCGAAGAGCTCTTCCTCCGTCTCGCCGGTCAGCAGATCGGCGAAGTCTTCGAGCTCGGGGTGCTTGCGGAGCACCTTCTGAAGGTTCAGATCGCGAGCGGCTTCCTTGGCCTTCTGCTCGGCGGCCTGAAGACGGTCCTGAAGCTTCTGGAGCTCGCTCTTGCCTTCGTCCTCGCGGGCCTGCCGCTCGGATTCGTAAGTGCTGTTTTTCTGCTTCAGGTCTGTAACCTCGGCGCGGAGGTTCTGGACCAGCTTCCAAGCCCGCTCGGCGTCGAAGTCGGCGCCCCAGGGCGTCTTTTCGGCGTCCGGCTTGGCGTCGGTAGCGGCGGGAGTCTGGTTTTCGGTGTCAGCCATGTGTAAACGTCCTCCTTGGGACGGTTGGCGCTCGTACCTGCCGAGCGCGGGTGATTTTGGGCATGAAAAAACCCGCCGCGGCCGGAGCCAAGGCGGGTCTTTCGGGGCTAACTAGGTCAGTTGCCCCATTCTTTCCTCACGTCCGCGACGATCGCGGGGAGAAACTCTTCTGTAGGGGTCGTGTGGAGCGTGCGGCCGAGGATTTCGGTCCACAGATCGGCCGCCGGAGTGCCTCGGGCGGCGCCTTGGGCCATAAGCTCTCGGACCAGCTCGCGGATCACGTAGCCGAGCTTGTCAGGGCCGGCGTCGGAGAGGAAGGCCAGCCGGTCGGGGTCTTGCCTGACCAGCCAGCCGACCGTTTCGTCGTCCGGAACCCATATTCTCGTAACCGTCCCGAGCGCCTCCCAGTCCGGCGCCGGGTAACGCTTCGGCGCGTAGCTGAGCTCGAACGGCTCGGAGGCTCTGTCGTGAAGCATCCTTTACCTTCTCTCTCTAGTCACGTCAACTTTAGCACGCGAGGCGCCTTACGTCACTGGAAGGGCGTAGTCGCCGGAGTGGGGACGGCGGACGCGGCGAAGGATGCGGGGTCGACGTCCTTTGGGATCACTTCGGCCTCGACGACGTAGTGACTGCCTCGGCCGGACTTGTAGACGTTGTGAATGTAGAGGCTCGTCGACCGGGCGAGGAGCATTTCGCGCTCGCCTCGGAACTGGGAGAAGGGATCTACCCACGCGACCGGGTGGCCCTCGGGAACTCTGATCTTCAGCTGGACTTGGCCGCCAAAGGAGGAGTTATCGGACTGGCCGGACATAGCCGTGGACGTGTAGCCGTGCTGGGTCTGGACCGTGCCGATCAAGTCCTCGGGCGGCGGGGGCGGGATGCGGAAGGAGCGCTTGCCGTCCGGCGTCGCGAACTCGTCCCAGCCGGTGCCTCGGGTCACGATGAAGTCCTCGGGAGCGCGTGTAAACGCAGCGTCGGCGTTCTTCGTGTGCGTCTTCCACGAGCCAGGCGGGAGCGTGTCAGGGTTCGCGTGCTCGCGGAGGGCTTGGTTCCAGGGTCGGTAGGAGCCGCCTGTGTACTTGTAGAGGGCGGCCTTTCCGACGCCTTCAGACGGGGGCGGGAACTTGGCATTTGCCCACTCGACGGCCTCGCGGTTGCTCGCGAAGATCAGGGCGTCGTCCATGCCTTTGGCCGTCGACGTGATGCCGTTGACCTCGCGCCATTCCTCGATGTAGCGCTTGTAGCGCGTGAGGCGGTTCCGGTAGCTCGTGAGCTCCTTCTTGTACGCCTCGGCGGCGCCGGGGATCGGGGCGTCGGCGGCCTTCATGGCGGCGAGGGCGTCGGCGTAGAGCTGGTCGTCGACGTAGCTCATGGTCTTCAGCGCGTCGAGCGCGGCCTTGTCGTGGCCGTTGATGACCTTCTGGACGTAGTGCCAGTTGAGCGAGAGCGTGAGGTCGCTCTTGGGGTTGCCCGTCTTGGCCGCGAAGTCGGCGTAGCGCTTCTTCACGGCGGCGAGCCAGCCGTCGAACGCCGCCGGGCCGAGGGTCGAGGCCGGCTTCGGCTCGACGGGCTTTACCGGGGCGGGTTTGCCCTTCCACTTCTTGATCTTGGCGGCTTCAGCGGCGGCCTTCTTGGCTTCCTCTTCGGCGGCCTTCTTGGCGGCGGTGTCCGCGGCCTCTCGGGCGGCCTTCTCGGCGGCCTTCTGGGCGGCGACCTGCTCGGCGTAGGCCGAGACGGCGATCTTGCGGGCCTCCACGACGGCCGGGGCGCTGATGTGCTTGGCGACCTTCTCCGTGAACGTCTTGAAGACCGGGGAGCCAGGGTCGTTTACCGCCGCGCCGTAGAAGGCCCGCCACTCGGCGAGTGTCAGCGTGGCGCCTTCCTTGCGTCCGGGGAGCGGGTTGCCGTTTTCGTCGACGCCGTCCCAGAGGTTCCTGAGGGCCTTTGCGTCCGGACTCCAGCCGCCGTCGGCTTCGCCCTTGAAGAACGGGCGCACGGAGCAACCACAGCCGTTATGCGCCTTGAAGCGGGCCGTGCCTTCCTTGTAGACCGGGCCACGGCCTACGAGCATGGCGCAGAAGTGGCAGGGCTGGCCGTCGGAGACACGTGCCCATCCGAGGGCGTCCTTGTCCTTCCGGACCAGCTGGATCAGGTGTTGCCGGGGTGCTTCGAGCGTGAGGCGCTTGCCGACGCGGAGGGTCTGGGCCTTGGCGGCGTCCATTGCGGCCACGAGGCCGACGCCGGAGGCGAGTTGCTTCTTGATTGCGACCGGGCCGGTCATGAGGAGGGCCTGAGTCGCCTTGAAAATGTCCATTTCCGGCGTCGCGAGGGCGGGGATCGTCTTATCGAACCCGGCGCCCTGCTTGGCGTCGCCGTAGTAGCTCCTAGCGGTGCCGGTCGCCATTCCTCGCCCCGCCGACACAAGGGCCAGGGCGGAGCGGAGGTAAGTCGGGAATGAGGCGTCGAGGTCGGCGGGCTTTAGGCCCTTGTCGAACGCGACCGCGAGCCCGGCCTGAACAACGGCCGCGTCGCGGACCTGCTTAGCCATGTGATCGCGGGAGAGGCCCACAAGGTCAACTGCCATAGTGGGCCTCCTCGCGGTCGGTTAGGCCGCGTTGGTGCCTTGGATCGCGGCGGCGTTGGTTTCACGGGTCGTTGTCTGCCGTTGCATTTCCGCGACGATGCCTCCGAGGAGGTCGGTTTCGTCTCGGATCGACTTCCAGTAGGAGACGTCCGTCTCGGTGACGCCGGGGATTTTCTCCCAGAGGGCTTCGACGGGAACCTGAAGCATCTGGGCGATCTTGCCGAGGGCGTCGACGGTCTGGGAGAGCGAGCGGGCCTCGGTGTCGCGCCAGCGGACCTGAGCGCTCGTGTCGATCGCGGCGGCGGAGTCGCCGGCGGCCAGGGCGGCTAGGCGGAAGGCGGACTCCCAGGACTCGCCGAAGAGCGTCTCGTACTCGCCCATCTTTCGCTGGGTCGAGGCTTCCATCTGGGCCAGCGCGTCGGCGCTGAGGTTCACGAGGTCGCCGGTCAGAATGTTCGGCGATACCTGAGCTACGGCGGCGAGCGTGCGGACGCTGGACTCGTAGGACTGAAGGTGGCCGGAGACTTCGGTCTGAGCGAAGTCGCCGAACTTGGCTTCGGTCGAGTCGCTGATCCAGAGCCGGTCTACGGCGGACTGGAACGGCTCGATCGGGTTGCCGTCGTCGTCCTCGGGGATCACGAGGCCGGTCGCCCACCGCTGGCGGAAGGCGGCGTACTGAAGGGCGATCAGGAGCGAGAAGACGATCTCGTTTACACGGTCCTGAAGGTTCAGCACCGGCCGGATGATGCCCACGGCCTCGCCGTCCAGCCGGTCGCGGAACCGGATAAAGGGCGTGTAGCCGAGGCCGTGATCGTCCACGCGGGAGAGTATCCAGCGGTCGGAGTCCTTCGGCCGTGCGAACGTGTAAACGCTCTGACGGTCCAAGAGCTCGATCAGCTGGGCGCCGTCGACCGTCGTGCCGAGGCGCCGGAGGCCGATTTCGGGGAACTCGTCGTCGTCGTCCCGATACCACGCCGCAGAGCGGAGCGGGGAGAGCGGGCGCATAAGCGGGATGCGCCGGGACTGGACCGTGCCGGGAAGGATCAGCGTGTAGCTGGCGCCGTATTCCAGGGCGCCCCGGTGGGCGATACTCTGGCGGGCGTCGAGGCCGTTCTCCTGCCAGTAGCCCCACGGAACGGCGTTATCGGCGGCCTTGGCGGGCCGGTAGCCGTCCACGAAGAGGCCCTTAGCGTAGGTATCGGAGAGGAGCGGGGTCCAGTTCGTTATCGCTCGGCCCGCTAGGTGCCTGTACTCGGCCTTGGCGCCTCGCGGCATGTACGGCATATCGTGGTCGCCCGCGAGGTAGCGGCGCACCTTGCCGAGGCGTCCGTCGCGGCCGAGGTCGGTCGTCAGTTCGTCGTTCAGCCGTCCAGCGAGGGAGGCGTCAATAGCCATTACGAGCCCTCCTTTCGGGCGTCGGGGGTTAGAAGCCGATCAGTCGGCCGGGGGCGCGGCGCTTCTTCTTCAGGCCGCCCTCGGAGAGGACACGGGTGCGGGCCATGCGGGCCAGCACGAGGGAAGCGACGGCGTCGATCTTCTTCGGCGACTCGCGGGTTTCCTTGCCGAAGTAGACGCCCCAGCGATTGATGCGGCGGCGTGCGTTGTTGACGTGGCGGGTCAGGATTTCCTCGGCATTGAGCTCCTTGGCGTTCCCTGAGCCGGCGATCAGCTTGTGGGCGGTCCAAGGGAGCTCGCCGTCGGTGATCGCCCGGTGGAGTGCTTCCACGGCGCGGGTCGTGTCCATCTGATGCCCGCGCATATCCCAGCCGATCGCGTGGCGGGTCGTGGCCTTCACGAGGAGGCGCTCGCCGTAGGCGTCCCGCCATGCGTCGACGTCGGTTTCCCAGTAGGCGACGTCCGAGAAAAACGCGACGACGTCGAGGGTCGAGAAAGCGAAGTCGACCGCGTCGCGGACCTGATCCTTCGGGACTTCCCAGCCTTGCCCCTTGGGGCCTTCGGGCTTTTCCCAGATCGCCAGCAGGAAGGCGGCGCCGTCGTCGACTCGGCACGCGACCAGCGCGGTCGAGTCGTCGGTGAGCGAGCCGTCGAAGCCGAGGGTGACGGTGTCGCCCTTCTTGGTCCGTGCGTTGGGATCGCCGAAGAGGAGCGGCCGGAGGTCGTCGCGGCGGTTCTTCATCCATTCAGGCGGGGCTACCCACGAGTCGGCGGCGGCCACGATCTGATTCAGGTAGAAGCGGCGGGCTTCCTCGGGCGGCGTGTCGGGGTCGTAGACCTCGGCCAGGATTCGCTCCAGGTCTACCCAGTGAGCGTCGCCGTAGGCGGCCTTCAGGCCAGCGAGGACGGCCTTCTCGTCGGCGAGGTCGATGTCTGCCGGGGCCTCGCGGGTGTCGTAGAGGAGGCCCTTGGCGACCGTGCGGCCTTCGACCATTGCCCGCCATGCGAGGTAGCTCGCCTCGGCGACCGAGTCGTGACCGGGCTCGTGAGCGTTCGTCGTCTCGACCACGCGGGCCGAACCGTCGCGGCTCTTGGCGAGGTTACGCCGGACCACGCGGGCCAGCTTGTAGCCGCCATTGCTCACGGTCCAGTGGTGGGTTTCGTCCATGATCGCGAAGGAGGGCCGGGCGCCTTCCTGAGTCGCGGAGTTCGCCGTGATCGGGACGATTTTCCCGGTCGGCGTCAGGATTCGGGTCATGCCGACGTCGAGGCCGTAGTCGTCGACTAGGGCCGAGTCCTCGCACATTGCGCGGATCGCGTCGAAGGTGTTTTGCGTCTGAGTCTCGGAGACACCCGCAATGACGATCCAGGGCTTCGGATGCTGGACGCCGATTGGCTCGCCGAAGGAGTCCCAGCCGCCGAAGCGGACGGGGCCGCAGAGCTCGGCGAGAGCCAGGGCGCCGAGGAACGGCGACTTGCCCCAGCCCTTAGCGCGTCGGAGCACGCCACGGCGGTTCTCAAACTTGCCTCCGGCATCGAGCGAGTAGAACCAGAGGATGAAGTTGCATTGCTCGCGTGTAAACGTATAGGGCTCGCCGGCCTGATCGCCGTCGGGCTGGAGGAGGTAGCCCTCGGCCCACTCGATCAAGCCCCAGCCGAGGGTTTTGATCGAGCCGTCAAGCGGGAACTCGGGGAGCGAGGTCACGGCAGTAACGGCGGGGGCCAAAGTGCTCATTTATCGCCCCTCATGCGGGCCATGACGTCGGCGCGGGAGCTCACAGAGCGAAGCTGGACTACCTCGGCGTCGGCGGCGGACTCGCGGGAGATGTGGATTTTGGCCCGCTGGCGGTCGACGTAGGTGGCGCCGTAGCGCTCCTCGATCAGCCGGAGCTCGGAGATTGCGGCGGCTGAGGGCTTCTGTGGCGCCTTCCAGACGTAGTCGTGGAGGAGGGCGGCCCGCTTCAGTGCTTCCCAGTCGGTGTCCTCGAAGAGCTGGGCCTGAGGCGACCGGCGCCAGGTCTCCCACCACGCGAGCGTCTCGGGGTGCGGATTGAGGATGCCCTTGGGGAGCTCGGGGCCGCGGAGCTCGCCGTCAGCGGTCAGAGTGACCGCGTCAGCTTGGCGGCGCTTCGTGTCGCGCTCGCGCTGATGCTGAAGTTTGGGCGCGGGACCACGTCCAGCCAT